TGAAGTTAATCATAGTAGTTCTCCTGTGTGTGTGGTCATTATATGTATATCGTCAACCATGACCTAATTGTATTTTTCTATTGATCTTGGGTTGTCGATAGTGTTTCTTGAGTGTGTCTAGAGGGTACTACTTAAGCACACACATGTACACTTTTGAACTCCCTGTGAAACACTCCGTGAAACACCAATGTACCCTGTGGATAACTTATGCACACCCTTTGGCTCAACCTGTGGATAACTTAAGTGTTTCACGTGAAACATGTGGATATCCTGTGGATAACTCTAACAAGCTGTGTGTTTCCTGTGGATAACTTGTGAATTACCTGTGTGTAACCTGTGGATAACCCCCGGGGGAGCCCTAGGTGTGTGCAGAAATATAACGGTACCCGCTCAGATACAAAAAAGGTAAACTTTAAAAACCCTCAAGAACCACAAAAGCAAACAAAAGTACAACAAAAACTATAAAAAAGTGGACAAAAGGTGGACAAAAGTAAACTAAAGCAAATATATGATATTCCTAAGGGAAATTATGATAAATAAATGATAAAAAAGTGATGCAAAAGGGTTGACAAGTGTTCTAAAGTGCGGTATCTTAAGTATTTCCTTAGATACCTCTTGACATTTAGTAATTTCTATGCTATAATATAACTATACTTAAGAACAAATGAGTGATCGTTAAGTGTTAGTCATTTTGGTTTCTTATCATGATACTTAAGTAAGTACCTTAGGGAGAATACTTATGATTGAACAACCTAAAAAGATTGGTCGACCTAGAAAACAAGATGTCGAATCAAAAAAACCAACCAAAAGAGGTAAGGTTGGTCGCCCTGCGGGTGACGCTTCAATCATCAATGAATACAAAGCAAGAATGTTGGCTTCACCTAAGTCAAAAAAGGTACTCGACAGTATTCTTGATGCGGCACTAAACGATGACCATAAAAACCAAGCGGCGGCTTGGAAACTCTTAATGGATCGTATGTTGCCTGTGAGTTACTTTGAGAAAGATAGTGCACAGGGTGGTCGTCCTGCAGTGTCGATTACCATTAGCGGCATTGGTGATGCCAAAGTGACTGAAAACGATATTATTGATGCAGAGGTGATTGATGTCGATGACGAAGGATGAGCTCATAGAGATTGTCAAAGAAGATTTAGTCCGTCATGAAGGCTATGTGACTGAGATCTACTTATGTTCTGAAGGATACCCTACGTTTGGTATTGGACACATGGTTACCGAAGAAGACATGGAGCACACTTGGCCTGTCGGCACACCAGTGACTGACGAAAGAATCCTTGATGTCTTCCGTAAGGATTGTGATGTTGCTTACACTGATGCCTGCACTCTTGTCTTAAACTTTGCAGGGCAAGCTCCAGATGCCCAAAGGGTTCTTGTGAACATGGCGTTCAACCTTGGCAGAAATCGTCTAGCACAGTTCAAGAATATGCTACGTTACGTCAACGAAGGTAACTACCTAATGGCCGCTAATGAGATGATTGATTCTAAGTGGTATCGTCAAGTCGGTCGTCGTAGTAAAGAGCTTGTCGACATTATGAAGGATGCTAAGGCTTAATGTCGACAGAACTCAATGTCGAACTCCTCCCGTGGCAACAGGATGTCTTTAGTGATCCAACACGGTTCAAGATTGTTGCCGCAGGTCGTCGTACTGGGAAGTCCCGCCTAGCGGCTTGGTTACTAATCATTAACGCTTTACAGACTGAGCGTGGACAAGTATTCTATGTTGCCCCTACTCAAGGACAGGCTAGGGACATTATGTGGTCTACTCTGCTTGAGTTAGCCCACCCAGTGATCAAAAGTTCACACATTAACAATCTACAGATTACCTTGATCAACGGCTGTACTATCTCCCTCAAGGGTGCTGACAGACCGGAGACCATGCGTGGTGTATCCCTTAAGTTCCTTGTTATGGACGAATATGCGGATATGAAGCCTAGTGTCTGGGAACAAATCCTAAGACCTGCTCTTGCCGATCAAAAGGGAGATGCGATGTTCATTGGGACACCAATGGGCCGTAACCACTTTTATGAACTATATAACTACGCTACTTTGTCAGATGACGATAGCTATAAGGCTTGGCATTTTACGTCTTACGACAATCCACTTCTCGACCCAGACGAAATTGATACAGCTAAAAAGTCCATGTCGTCTTACGCATTCCGACAGGAGTTTATGGCATCGTTTGAAGCAAGCGGTTCTGAAATCTTCAAAGAAGATTGGATTAAGTTTGATGATGAAGAGCCTGAGTTTGGTGATTATTATATTTCAGTTGACCTTGCGGGTTTTGCTAATGTTGAATCTGCAACTAAGTCCAAGAACACCAAGCTCGACCAAACAGCCATCTCAATCGTCAAAGCGAACGAAAACGGATGGTGGGTAGCCGACATTGTACATGGAAGATGGGATATCAAGAAAACCGCAAAGAAAATATTCGACGCTGTTCATGCCTATCAACCAGTCGCAGTTGGTATAGAAAAAGGAGCACTAAAGAATGCGGTACTTCCTTACCTTACCGACTTAATGAAGTCAAAGCAACGGTTCTTCAGGGTGGAAGAGTTGACCCACGGGAACAAGAAGAAAACTGATCGTGTAGTATGGGCTCTTCAAGGACGCTTTGAGCATGGACAGATTACATTAAACAAAGGAGATTGGAATGCAGAGTTTATGGACGAGCTATTCCAGTTTCCAAACCATCTTGTCCATGATGACCTTGTGGACTCTTTAGCCTACATTGACCAATTAGCAAAGGTGTCGTACTACTACGATTACGAAGAAGACGACTTTGAAATACTTGATCCAGTAGCAGGATATTAACATGGACTATGATCACAACCAAGAAGACACAGGCTCATTAGAAGGATGGGTAATTCATAAGTGTAACCAATGGCGTGACCACTTTGAATCTAATTACCAAGAAAAGTTTGATGAGTACTATCGTCTATGGCGAGGTATCTGGGCTGAAGAAGACTCTATGCGAGCTTCAGAACGCTCTCGCATTATCTCCCCTGCCCTTCAGCAAGCCGTAGAATCTGCAGTCGCAGAGGTCGAAGAAGCAACCTTTGGAAGAGGGAAGTGGTTTGACATTGCTGATGACTACCAAGATCAGCAGAAGGGCGACATTCAGATTCTCCGTACACAGCTTGACGAAGACATGAAGTATGCTAAGGCTCGTAAGTCAATTGCAGAGTGCTTGATTAACTCTGCAGTCTTTGGGACTGGTGTCGGTGAGATCATTCTTGACCAAGTGACGGAGCTAAAGCCTGCTACTCAGCCCATCATGGAAGGTGAGATGACTGCTGTTGGTGTTATGGAAAGCACCCGAACATTAGTTAAGATGCGTCCTGTGATGCCTCAGAACTTCTTGATCGACCCTGTAGCGACATCTATTGAAGAAGCCTTAGGTGTTGCGATTGACGAGTTCGTCCCACTGCACCAAGTCACACAAGCTCAGGAATCAGGGATTTACTTTGACGTTGACGTTGCTGTAGCGGCTCCTGACACGGACATTGAGCCTGACCAAGACCTTACCATCTACATGGATGATAAAGTCCGCCTGACGAAGTACTATGGCCTTGTACCAACGTATCTTCTCAACTCTATTAACGAAGAGGGTGAAGAAGACGAAACAGCAGAAGAGCAAGAGGATGAGGCAGAGTACACTGAAGCAATTATTGTTATTGCTAACGGTGGTGTTTTATTAAAGGCTGAACCAAACCCATACATGATGCAAGATCGTCCTGTTGTTGCATTCCCTTGGGATGTTGTACCGGGACGTTTCTGGGGTCGTGGTATTTGTGAAAAAGGCTACAATGCTCAAAAGGCATTAGATACGGAGTTACGAGCTAGAATTGACGCACTTGCGCTTACTGTACACCCTATGCTTGCTGTTGATGCTTCACGCCTTCCTAGGGGAAGCAAGTTGGAAGTACGACCCGGCAAGGCCATCCTTACGAATGGCAATCCCGCAGAGATTCTACAGCCCTTCAATTTTGGCAAGTTAGATCCAACAACATTTAACCAAGCACAGACACTACAGCAAATGGTTCAGATGGCTACAGGTGCTATTGATGCCGCAGGTATCCCCGGCTCTGTCAATGGTGATGCTACAGCGGCAGGCATCTCGATGTCACTTGGAGCTATCATTAAGCGTCACAAGCGCACACTGATTAACTTCCAAGATTCGTTCTTGTTACCGTTTGTAACCAAAGCGGCTCATCGTTACATGCAGTTTAATCCTGAATTATACCCTGTCAGTGATTATAAGTTTGTTGCTAGTAGCTCACTAGGTATCATTGCTCGTGAATACGAGGTAACACAGCTTGTACAACTCTTGCAGACAATGAGTCCTGAGTCTCCAATGTACCCAATGTTGATTGAGTCAATTGTAGACAATATGAACTTAAGTAACCGTGAACAGATCATTGAAGGCTTGCGTAAAGTCAATCAACCTCAGCCGGGACAACAACAATTGCAACAGCAAGTACAGGAGTTACAACTTGCTAAAGAGCAGGCCATCCTCCAGTACACTCAAGCACAAACTGCAGAAGTTATGTCTCGTATTGAACAGAATAAGGTTGAGACCCAATTGTTACCTGTAGAAGCTCAGACAGATCGTTTGGCGGCTACATTGAAAGGTATGGGGCAAGACCCAACAGAAGCAGAGTTTACGAGGCGTGCTAAGATTGCAGAGCTAGCACTTAAGCAACGTGAGATTGAAACGAAAGAAGACATTGTTGAAATGCAAATGAGAGGAAGTAATGGTAGTAACTAAAAAAGAGTTCCAAGAAGTCATTGAACAAATGAATGATATCTTGACAAAACTCGATAAGCGAATCAAGGAACTTGAGGAAGCTAAAGCACCCCGTACCACAAAGTCTACTAAGAGTCAAGAAACTACTTGACAAATTACATATACTATGGTATAATAGTTAATATAGACAACAGGAGAAACTCAATTGAGTCCTGAAGAACAAAAGTATTATGAAAACTACTTTGATTTATTCTTGACAGATGGTTGGAAACAATTTGTTCAAGAAGCAAAGGATATTCTTAATAGTCATTCTATTGATGACCTTAAGACTGAAAAAGATTTATCACAGTTACAAGGGCAACGTGTAGTGTTACTTAACATTATACGCTTTGAAACTGGGATACAAAATGCATTTGAAGAGTTGTCTAACAATGATTAGACGTTACGACTTTAAGTGCACTTCATGTCAACATATTGAAGAACAATGGGTAGATCATACTGATAGTTTGACTACCTGCCTTGAATGTGGTGATACCTCAGAACGGATAATCTCTCCTGTCCGAACACATTTCGTAGGTCACGGTTGGCCTGATAAAGACGATAGGTGGGCTAAGGATCATGAGAGAGCCGCTCGTAAATAACCCTTCCATAATGGCATTTAGCCACGGAGTTTAACAATAT